TGCAGTGGGTGTATAAGTATTAATGTCCTCTTGATCAGAGAATCTAATAAACATATCGTCTTGAGTATCAGGATCACCAATAGTTGTTTCTGTTCCAAAAAACACTAAGTGACGATCCGGTGTAGATACAACCATATGTCTTGATGCAGTAGGTGCACCAGATATAATTGTTGCTCTATTGTTCGTTGCATTTGTTGCAGCAGAGTTCCATTCAAATACAGCACTGTCATGAATTAAACAAATAGCTTTATCACCAAAATTATCTAATGACCACATGCCTGGTTCTACAACTAAGTCACCTGATGCAGCTTCACCCCATGCAACATAATCAGTAGAGTTTGTTACAGTTGCTCCACTACTATGTGCAGCTCTTGTAGTTCCTCTTACTGCTCTTGTAATACCGGTTAAGTCGTTTCCAGAAACACCTGTGTAAGATATTTCTTCTGAGCCCACTTGAATAAAATTTGTACCTGAACTTGGAAACTGTGAAGAATCAGCGACCGTGATAGAAGTTCCTGAACCACCTGTTCCAAAAGCGTTGTCACTTAAAGCACCATTTAAAGTAGTTGTAGCTGCTCCAATTTCTTCTCCACCCCAAGTTCCAAGTGACCAACCAAAACCTTTTGCCTGCACTGCTGGTCCCACAGGATAATAATGTTGTACTCTAATACCACCTGATGTTGTTGCTCCAGACCCTGTTTCATTTGATGGCATCGTAATAGTTAATGTTGTAGCTGATGGTACAGATGTAACCATAAATTTTTTATCATCAAAATCAGATGCACTAAAATTAGAATTAGTTATTGTAGAAAAATTATCTAACAATAATATGTCTCCAGTATCAATACCATGAGAACCACTAAAAGTTAACGTAACAACTGCTGATCCATTAGTCGTGCTAAAAGCATTAGAAAGAGTTGTTGTAGTTTTAATAGGATGTATATCATAAAATACACCTCCAGAATAAACATACAATATTCTGTTTGTTCCAATAATAGAGTATTTGATCGAAGTAGAACTAACAAAATGATGAAGTCCTCTTCCTGCTCCAGTCAAATCATTTGTACCACCTAGTTGTTTCCAACCGCCTATTTTTTCTGGTGTACCATATCTAAATCTAACATTATCACAATCAACCCACTGTCCCTCTGCTCCGGTTTCTGTGATTTGTTTATTGATACCTGGTTGAAATCCTATTTTTTGTAGCATATAGCCTCATTCTATAACATCTTTTGTGTTATTAAAATACGTATAATTATATATTAGCACACCTTTTTCATCAAGCAAGACGTTAAATAATGACTATTTTTTCTGTAAAAAATTAAAGCTAATAGAAATTCTTAAATCGTTTGATTGATTTGGCTCAACAAAATGTTCTAACCAAGCTGGAAACATAATGCAACGACCAGCCACAGCATCATAATAAAACTGTCTCCATTGATAAGATTTTAAAGGTTTGTTATATCTTGGTAATGTCATCAATGATATGGCTCTTGGATCTTTGATGCCTAACTTTCCACAATTGTTTGGGGTCTTAACATAATAAACACCAGACCATAAAGAGTTGGAATGTATATGACTTGTATTATACCCTCCTTTAGGATTAATGTTTGCCCACATATTTCCAATAAAAGGACTAGGTTCTAGTCCTTCCTCTTTAAAAATTTCATTTTGCATTTTAAATAACAAACCAACGAGTTCTTTATACTCTGGCATGTTGTAAATATCATTTCTAGAATGCCAACCATTCTTATTAGATTTTTTCATGCCTGGATCAGTTTTAGATAAATTTAATATATTCTTTTCTAAATGTTTATTTAGTTCAGGTGAACCAATATCTTTTACATATACAGGAGTAGGAAAAAAGAAATCTTTATACATTATCTAAATGAAGGACCTCCAAACCAAACAACTAAAGATTTTCTATTACCTTTAATAACAGGTGTCACTCGGTGTCTTAGAAAAGAAGAAAAGAAAATCGCATGTCCCTGTTTTAATTTAACACTACTTTTTTCATTTATTAATTGTAGATAGCCACCCTCAAATTCAGATTCATGAGATAGCAAACAGGTCATTGAAATTTTTCTAACAGGAGGTTGTTTTTCTCCTGAGAATGCAGAATCCATGTGCCAATCATAAAAACATCCTTCTGAATATTCTGTGTATTGAGCCATTTCATTTAAACAAATTCCATCATAACCAAAATGATTATTATTAACTGCATGAATATAATTTTTTAATCTTTCATACATAGGAGTTAGTCTATCAAAAGGAATCCAAGAAATATTAGAAGTTCTTACTTCTTTATTTACGGTGCCATCATCTTTAATTAATTTAGCAGTTTCTTTTTCTTGTGATCGACCAATCTTAATAATATCCAAACATTGTTCAGGAGTAAAAACAGGATCTTCACTTTGAACTATTAAAGATTTCCATTTAGGTTCTAATTGCATATTTTTTAATAATACTTTCTGGTACTTGACTTACATAATCATTAGATTCTTTTTTAATTTCTTGTTTTAATTTATGCATATTTTTTCCTACAATACTATCATTGTAAGAAACATTATTAATTTTAAATTGTTTTATATTTTTAAAATCATGATCATACCAACTTGTATTTAAAAATTTGTATAAATTTATAAAAGTTTGTTTGGTATTTGTTATTAAATCATCATAATTAATGTAGTAACACATATCTTTATAGTTATAAGAATTTTCAATAGCTAAATGTTGTCTATGAATAGCTCCACCAGGTTTCATTAAATAATTTAATTTTTCTTCTAAGGTGTTACCATATTTATTTACAAACGCAGTTGGTTCATTTGTAAACCATTTAATATAACTTGCTAACACTTCTTTTAAATCTCTTAATAAAACTATACATTTAAAGTTTAATCCAAAACATTCTTTCATCATCTCCATATTACCTGTGGTCATCACTGGCCCTCTATCAATAATAATTTTTTGTGGCCAATCACTATAATATAAATCAAAAATAGAATGTAATACGTTATCGTAAGATTGATGATCTGGAAAATTTTTAAATAATTCATCTTGTTTTAAAAGATATAATCTTGCCATCATTTCTAACGTAATAGAATTACCTGTGCATCCAATATTTGAATTTTGATTTAATATTGAAGTAAGTAAAGTATTACCTGATCTTGGATAACCTATGAGAAAAAATAATTTTTTATTATTCTGGTTTTTTTGCAAGAAACTTTGGTTTTTTTGATCCATTAGTTATTAAACCTTTTTCCCTTTTTTGTCTTTCTATAGTTTCAAATTGTCCTAACGCATTAAATACTTCAGCTTCAGAAGTTCCAGGAGTTAAACTACCCACTCTATTTTTATATACTTCATGATAACTATCTAATTGATGTGTATTAACATCTTTTGTATCAAAAGTACCATCATCAAGTTCTTTTTTTAAAGTTGACCAAAGCTTTATTTCTCTCATTCTGTCTTTTGCAGTTAACTGCATGGTTGCAATAGCAAAAACTTTTTCGTCTATATCTATTTGAATTAACTCTTTTTCTAAAGGATCTTTTTCTTTTTCTAAATTTTGTTTTAATTTTTTTAATTTAATTTCAGCACGTCTAGCATCAAATGATAAAAGCATTAAATTTTCTAAATAAGTATTTTGTTCTCTAACACATTGCCAATATTTTGATGCATTTGTAGGATGTTTAAAATCATTTAACACAGAAAATCTCATTTCTGTTTCAGTTCTAAACTGTTGTTTTTTAGTCCATGTGTCTTTTAATTCTAGTTTTAAATCTTTAAAAGACTCAACATCTTCAGGGTCAAGAATGTTATTGAGATTTGGAGTTTCCTTTTCAATTAAAGGAAGTATATTTCGTTTTTCTTTCGTCATTAAAAATACTTATAGTCTTAATTAAGATCTATGTAAAGGCAATAACAACTACTCCACTATTTAATTTACCTTTTAATTGTCCACTAGTAGTATTATACCACATTTGTCCATTTTCTGGATTACTAGGATCCGAAGAAACTACTGGTATTTTTACTCCTCTTAGTTGTATATAAGTTGCCATAATTTATTAACTCGTTGATACCGTTTGTGTTGCAACACCAGGTCCTGAGTAATCTTCAGTTCCACTTGGGTTTGGTTGTGATCTTATTGATCCAAAAGCGTTCATCGCAGTTGATGCACTTCCAGAGCCATTTGAAATACTGTCTCTTTTTACTGCTAAAAGAGATGACTCACTCCAAGCTGTTCCATTCCAATCCTCAGTGTTTCTAATTTCAACATCTGAATCAGCGTCAGTTGATCCTCCCCATATAACTCCAGCGGAGGCGCTAGTGCCTGCGTGACCAAATCTTGCTCTCCCTGTGTTTGTGGCTGGTGCTGATGAAAATGTTGAGCCATTGTAGGTAAGGGATGTTGTTATTGCATTTTTTCCACCTGTTATAAATGTAGAACTCTGTGTTCCAAATCCTCCAGCATAACTTCTAGTAGATGGCATATCTGGAGATGCTGACCAAGATGAGCCATTCCACTCGTAAGCCTCAGCATCGGCATTAGCACCAAAAGAAAAAGCAGAATTTGCTGATACCCCTGTTCCTCCACCATCAAAATATCTTGCACTTCCAGGATAAGCAGTCCCTCCTGACCAAGACGAACCATTGTATTCTTCAGCATCTGTTTTTCCCCCACCTTCATATCCACACCAACCAATTGCAGATGTTTGAATGCCACAAGAACCTGTTGCTGATCTTGATGTACTCATATTACTTTGTTCACTCCAAGATGAACCGTTATATTCTTCAGTATCGCCTACTCTTGCTGGACCTGTATCTCCACCAAAACCTAAAGCGGCATTAGTGGCTGCATAACTTGCACCTCCCATAAAAGATCTTGCTGTATTTACATTATCTCCCGATGACCATGAGCCATTTTGATATGCTCTAGCTTTTAAAGTGTTAGATGTTGAATTATACCAAACATTTCCTTCTTCTAAATTAGAAGGATCAGAACTTATGTATTGAACTAATTGTCCAAATAATTCATTATATTTAGCCATTTATTTTATTCCTCTAAAGTTATAGAACCTGGTCTAGTTTGATATAAAATATTATTTATTATTTTTCTTGGATCGTCTTCAGGAATAGCATCATATTCTGATTGTTTTTGAGCAATTTCTGCATCAACGATCGATTGTGCTTCAGATAAAGTTTTAGTAGTTGCAGATACTTTGTTTATCCACATTGTTGAAAATTTATTATTAACTGGTATTTTCCAAAGATTACCAGGAAAACTTTCTGGTTTTAATCTTCTGCAATCTCCTTTTTCTATAAAACCTTTTCCAGTGTTAATAGCAACGCAATATTGATAATCTGCCATATTTACTCCTATTCTGTTTGTAGAGTAACAACTCCTGAATTGGTTACAAGTTTAAAAGCATCAGCAGATGAATCATAAAAAATTTCACCTTCAACTGTTCCAGTGGTTCCTGCAATACTATCTACTTCTGCTCCGTGTATTTCTCTGTATTCAGCCATTATTTATTCTTTAACAACCAACCCTGAGTGCTATCTGTAAACACTAAAGTGTTAGCTGCCCTTTCCGTTGAAACTGTTAAATCTGCTGTTGCACCAGCTATCTTTTGTCCATTTCTTCCAATCGTTAAATTATTAGAATCAAATGTTCCTGCATAATCAACAAAAGAAACTTCATCACCTATTGATGGTGAAGCAGGTAAAGTTAAAGTCCATGCTCCACTAGTTGTATTTGCAAAAACACCTTCACCAGCTGAAGCGGTATAATTTCCTGTCTTAACTGCTTGCCAATCAGTACCACCCGATACTGCTGCGAATGATAAAGTACCTGATCCATTTGTTTTTAAAAATGTATCTGCTGACCCATCAGCATTTGGAAAAGTTAATCCATCAAGGACAATGTTTCCTGAACCATTTGGAGATATTGTTATATTTCCATTAGCAGCGTCTGTGATAGTAATAGTTCCTGAATCTGTTCCACTGTTTGTGCTTAGTATTAAATCTGAAGCTCCACCTGTGGTTAAAGTAAGTGTTCCTGCACCATTTGAAGATATTGTTGCTGCTGCTCCAGAATCTCCAACTGTTAATGTATCAGCAGCGGCTACAACATCTCCTGTGCCATTTGGTTGAAGAGTTATGTTGTTGTTAGCGCCATCAGTGATTGTTATCGTACCTGAATTGGTTCCTGAATTTGTACTTAAAACTAGGTCTTCTGTTCCACCAGTTGTTATTGTTAGTGCTCCAGCACCATTTGAAGTCAATGTAGCTGCTGCACCAGAGTCTCCGACTTTTACTGTATCACCTGCAAGAACAACATCTCCAGTTCCTTTTGGAGTTATATTAATATCAATATTTGAATCACCACCAGTAGATGAAAGAGTTGGTCCAGCACCTGTTGCAGCGTTTGCTATTGTAAATTCGTTAACTGCTGAACTTGTAGCTGTAAGTAAAGCTAATTCATTTCCGTTAGTGTCTAAAATTGAAGTTCCAATTTTAGGTGAAGTTAAAGTTTTGTTTGTTAAAGTATCTGTCGATGAGGCAGTTATAAATCCTGTATCATCAATATCTGGATTAGTGCCATCGTTTGCTGTAGCATAAACCATTTTTACTGCACCTGGAGCAAGAGTTACACTATCTCCTGATCCTGAAACATATTTAAAAACTACGTTTTGTGATCCACTTGTAGAATTTTTTAATACATAAAAAGTTTGAACATCTAAAGGTATAGTAACATTTCTTGATGCTGAAATTGTTCCAGTAAATTCTATTACTCTGTGTGCAAGAGTTGCACCAGTTGATCCATCTGAAACTGATAATGTTGTATCTCCAGAATCTGATACCGCTTGTGTAGTAAACCCACCGGTAATTTGTTCTATAAGTTGTAAATTAGTGTTAGTTTTTGTCCCCCACGTACCAGCGTTTTCACCGGTAGCTTGAAGTTCTACTCCTAAAGGCGTATATGTTGATGCCATAAAATTTTATCTCCTATGCAGCGTCAGTATAACTTGTATTTGACCCAGTTGCAACATCAGAATAAGTATCATTCGATCCTGTTGTTACATTACTATAACTGGTATTTGATCCAGTTGCAACATTAGAATAAGTATCATTCGATCCTGTTGAAACGCCTGTATACGACGTATTTGAACCAGTGTCAATATTAGCATAATGCTGTATACCTAAAATACCCGTTGTTGAAGTAATTTCATCTGTAATCAATCCTTGAATAATATCTGCAATATCAAATGATCCCGTAGTAGATGTTGCTACTTGACTTGATAAACCAATTGACATTTCATCTGGAGATAATGATCCTACAGTAGATGTTGCTTCTACACCAGTAACATCAATTAACTCAGTAGAATCTATTTCAATACTTCCAACACCTGTTGTAGCTGAAACTCCTGTTATGTCTGCAGGTCCAAACTCTAATCCTAATGTGCCTACATTAAATGTAGCTGAAACTCCTGATACTGCACCTGCTGGACCAAATTCTAAACCTAATGTTCCAGGGCTAGCTGTAGCTTCTTGACCTGTAATATCTGGAGTAGAATCAAGTTGAATAGTTGTAGATCCAACATTTGTTGTGGCTTCTTGACCAGATAATCCAATAACATCAGCAGGAGCTATTGATCCAACACTAGCAGTTGCGTCTACACCAACTAAACTAATAACTTGATTTGGAGATTCACCCCAGCTTAAATCACCCCATTCATCTCTACCCCAACCAACTAAAGTTCCTGTGTAAGATAAAGTTGGTGTTGCAAAATCTGATTGTACACCTGTTAATGGTACACCTATCTCGCCTATAACTGTTGGAGAACCAACACGTGTGGTCATAGAGTGGTTTGCACCAACCATCTCTAAAAGATATGTAACTCCCATGGTAATAGAACCAGGAGAAGCTGTTGCTTCTTGACCGCTTAGTTCATATGTAAATTCTAATGTAGGTGAACCAACACTAGATGTTGATTCTAATCCAGTAGGAATATCTGTGTAATCTACTTGTACAGAAAGATCACCAACGCTTGCAGTTGCTTCTTGACCAGAAAGAGAAACATTTGAAGTTAAATCAAAAGAAAAAGATCCAACATTTGTTGTTGCAGATTGACCATCGAGTGTAATTGTTTGATCAGAAAGATCTCCCCAACCACCTTCACCATCCCAAGATTGTGCACCCCAACCTGTTTTTAAAGTTGTAGCGCTATTCCAATTAGCCTGTCCCCAGGTTAATCGGCCCCATCCTGAAGTAACGTCGGGCACTTGACCCTCCTTACGCTATACGAATGATTGCGTTGCTTGCGTCTGCTGTTGGAAATTGAATTGTAAATGTTCCGCTAGATACTGTTTTGTCACCACCGAAAGCGATAACAGCAACAGCTTTATCAGATTGTGAAGAGTTATAAATTAATGCACCATTAGCTGTAAAAGATGCTGAAGTATAACTAACATCTGCAAAATCACAGAATGCAGTTGTTCCAGAAGTAGTTGGCGTAACGCTTGTTAATGTTGCACCACCTGCAGAGTATGCAGATCCAGATGTATTTGAAATTTCGTTTGAAGTTGAATAAGCAGTTGTTGCAGCACCTAAAGATGCAGAACTTGTGTATAAAGCTATTTTAAATGTATCACCACTAGATGCAGTAAAGTTGTGTGTTCCCACCAAAATTTCTTGTTTGAAACTTGTACAAATTGCCGATGATATTGCCATAATTTATCTCCTATGGGTTTGCTGAAGTTA